GCGCCCATTGCGACAGCAGCGGATCCACCGCCGCCTCGAGGTCGATCACCGTCCCCGTTGGTTCCGGCGCGTCGTCCGCCTCGAGATCATAAACTTGGCTCATCGCAGGTTCCTGATTGCGGGCGCCCTGAACGCGCTCGCGCCGTAAATCAACGCCCTCCTATCGGCTCGATCTGAAACTCCGGCTTGCCGCCGCGCGCGTAACAAGGCGCCGAAGCGAAGTCATAGCGCACACGCACGATGCGGCCGGCCACCCGGAAAGAGCGCCGACCCTGGCCCGCCGCCAGCGTCCAAGGTCCATGCGTGCGCGGGATCGACTGTGGGTTCTCTTTCGTCGCCATGGTCAGTTGCATGGGTCCGATCTGGTTCTTGAAGTCTGGCCAGACCCCATTCACCATCACCCCGCCTTCCGCTTCCTGCAGGTAGAAATCCCCACTCTCAAGAAAACCGGCCAGGATCCCGCCGTCGGCGCTGTTGCCCTTTTCGTGCCAGTAGACTTGCCCCGTCGGCGCCACGCCGATCGGGAACACCTGTGGCCCTGCGTCGCAGAACGCCGAGCGCGCCAGGAGGTCGAGGCTCCAGCCGTCCGTCGACACTGACATACCGCGCGACACCTCGAGGCCGTCGCGATCATCCGGCCAGAACCACACCAGCTCCTGAAAAGGCGCCACGGCGGATCCGACAATCTTATCGTCCTGGCCTTGCGCGATGTGATCCTGAAACACCGCCTGCACGTCGCAGTTCAGCGGTTGCGGTTCACCGCCGAGCGTGTAGTTCCACAACATGCGATCCGGGCTGATCCACGCCGCCCGCTGGCCACGCACGATCGGCGCCCCTGGCGAGATCGCGCCGCAGCCGGAGCCCTGGCGCTCGAACTTCCACGTCTGGCCAGGATCCCCGAGGAACGTTCCCATGAACAATCCGTCCGAGGTCCAGACCAGAACATAGTCCCCGACCACCCGCGCGCTGACGATCCGCCCGCCGCTTTCCAGCGTCCATTCGCCCGCGTTGTTGGTCGGAAGGCTTGTCCAGTCGGTGTAATCCTCGATATCGCTCCACCTGATATTCAGCGGATTGAACACGCCGCCGACTTCCTGATTGCAGCCCAGCGCCAGCACCTGACGGGAGGGCGTCACCACTACAAACGTCACTTGCGCGGGCGCCTGTGTGATGACCGTCGCCTTGCCCGGCGCCGTCGTATCCCAAATGTAGATCCCCTGATTGCGCGGGTTAGCGATCAGGAACCCGCCATAGGTCGCCAGCGACCACGTCAGCGGGAAGTAATCCGAGGTCGACGGCGTTCCGTACGTCCCGACCCCGAACGCGCCCGTCGAATATCCGGCGCCGCCGGTCCCATCAATCTGGCCAGCCACGAACCCTGTGAACGGCGCCAGTTGCGCCGTCCCGGCGACCCCGCCGCCGTTCGCGGTCGAGGTCGCGTTTGCGGTGTAAGTGATCGTCAGATTGTTGACGTCGACGATCGACGCGACCGCCCAATCGCCATTGGCGTTGACGTTGCCGCCGACTGGGAAGGTGACGCCCACAACCCGGATGATCTGGCCGACCGTCGCGTTGTGGCCAAACACCACCAGCCCGACGCTGGAACTTCCCGCCGTCGTCTTGACGACCGCATTCGCCGGGAAGCTCATCGGGATAACCGGCCCCGCCGCCAGCGGCGTAATGTCGTAGACCAGCCCGCCGCGCCAAGCCTTCAGACCGTTATGCAGACCGAACGCGATATTCTGTTGCGAGGTCGGATCCTGCCAGCCGATCACCGACCGGCAGACCCCGCTAAGGTTCGTCAGCGTCAGCCGCTCCCAGCCGCCTTTAACTTCCCAGTTGCCGTTGAAGAACCGCACCAGGGATCCGTTCGCCCACCGGCCAGGCGCAGAGAAAACCGTGTCATTGTTGGTGAGGCCCGGCGGCGGCTGGAACGGAAGGTTCCCCATCAGGACACCCGCCAGAACCGCTTTTTCGTCACCCCGTCCGCAAGGTCAATAAACACAGGGTCCGTCTGCCAAAAGGTATTCAGCGCGTCCGCATCCGTGACGATCCTATCCCCGAAACCGCTCCCAAAAGCTCCCGTCGTTAGACCGCTCACCGAAGCGAATACGCCCTCCGTCGCTAACAGCACGTTTTGTCCGTTATCGACGTTTTGCCCTGACATCGTGCCATCGCCGCCCGTGCCAAACAGCCATGTCGCGCCATCATCCACGCTGACCACAATCGAGGCGCTTGTTGGCGTGGCCGTCGTCGCGCGGAACAGCAGCGCCGTGACGCCCGCCGTGCCGTTCACGTCATAGGCCCGCGTCAAAATTGTCTTGCCGCCGCCCAGCGTCACGGTTTGCGCGACCCATGGCGAGCCTACGTCCGCCGCGACAAAAACCTGTCCGGCTCCGGCGCTCGTGCCGCAGGCGTACACCTTACCCGAAGGCGACACCCAGCAAGTTTCCATCGTGAAGCTCACCAAGCCCGCCGTGCGCGCCGCCGTCTTGGTAAAGGTAATGCCGTCCGTACAAACGAGGATTTCCCCATACTGCGTGACCGCCACCAGCCGCACCGCCCAGGGATCATAGTAAATCCAGACAATGCCGTTTCCGGCTCCGCCGCCGTCGCCGTTCAGGGTCGGAACTGTGCAGTTTGTCCACGTCGCCCGATCCGTCGCGTAGCGTGGAACCGTGGGAACCGCGAGGGACGCCCAAATGACATAGCGGCCAGCGATATTGACCAATTGCGTATAGCTGGAGCTTCCGCCAACAGCGCCCGACCCGTACTTTACCGGCGTCGGGTTGCCATAGAGAACAGGCGCCCACGACCAAAGCCCGTCCGACGTTAAGTTATGAGCCTCGCCGTTGGCGTAACTCATGCCGTAAGGAATTTGACCCGCCGCCGCGCCGCTTAATCCCGCCGCCGTGTTCCAGAGCCCGCTAATTGAATTTTTAACATTGAAGTGCGCCCAGGAGGCGCCGACCGTCAGCGCAGATGACGCAAACGGCCCCGAGGGCGACCAGTAAAAATGCCCCCCACCCGCCGCCCAGAACCGCCGATTATTGCTGAATGCATAATTACCGTTCTGCCCGCCCGTGTACCAATACATGGATGAGGGCGCCGCATAACGCCCGACTTGCGGAACCGCAGGCAACGCCCCGGTTTGCCGCGCCCGCACAATCGAACTCTCAAAGAGAGCGTCCGCCGACACAAAGCGCGCATCTGGCGCCGCCGCCGCCCACACCCCGCCGCCGACCCCGACCCCAGCCGTTGCTGGCGTCACCCCGCCGACCGTCTGGCCAATCGCGATCGACCGGCTGGCGATCGGAACCCGAGGGATCCGGTTCTGAGCAATGATCCGGGGCATCCCTAGAGATCTTCCCCCATGGCGTCGAAGACGATCCCGCCGGCCAGCGCCACGCCCGCCGCGCAATAGATCCGCTCCGCTGGCTTCAGCCGCAGGGGCGCCGCTTCGGTATAGAGAAAATCTGTTTTCGGCGGCACAGGCGCCGTCGTTTGCGCCATCGTGTACGCCGCCATTAGCGCCAGATCGAACAGGTTCAACGTCACGCCACCGTCGCTCGAGCGATAAAGCTGCAATTGCGTGACCGTTACCGTCGCCCGTGGAATGGCGCGGATCGCATAGACCACGCATCCGTTGGCGCCCGCCGTCAGCAGCAGCACCGCGTTGGCCGCGTCGTTGTACGTCGTTTTCGCCGCCGTGCAGACCGCTTGGCCCGTGTTCAATGCCTGTGAGGTGACGACCTTGTTCTGAGAAACGGCCATGTCGGCGCCTCCTACAGCGTCAGCGCGAAGCAGACGGCGGCGCCGCCGTCGACGTCGAGGGTTTGAATGAAATCTGGAACCCAAGCCTCAACTGGAGGAGCGCCCGCCAGGCGGACAATCAGCGCCTTACCAAGCTGGCCAAGCGCGGGCGGCAGGTTGATCGACCCCGCCGAAATCGCCGCGTTGATGTAGTCAATCACCGCCTGATTGGCGTCCCCGATGTACTGGCGCAGCGGCTTGCCGCCGATCGCCAGCCCATAGACCGCCGAGCCGTCCGTAAAGGTCGGGCCGATATCCCCGGTTTTGAAGGTGAACGTTGCCCCGCCCGCCGACAGCACCACGTCACCCGCCGCCGCATTGCGGACGAAGCGACCTTGCGCCACCGACGGAACCGTAATCGTCCCACCGGTTCCACTGGTCACGTCGAGGAACGCCAGCCGCGCCTCATCGACCGCACCCAGCGCCGTCGTCAGCACCTTGGCGCCCGACAGCACCAGTCCGAGCCGTCCGTTGACGTTGTCATCGACGAGCTGGAACACGCCGGAGTTCAGGATCACGCCCCAGGTGTTGTTGTTCTCGCCGGTCGCCTGCAGCGTGAACCGCGCGCTCGAGGTGTAAGACGACGGCATCAGACCGGCCCCCCGAGGTTGAGGCGCCGCCAAGCGCCAAGCCGCGCGACCGCCAAGCATTCCTGATCGACCACCACGACGACGCACCCTGGCCAGTCAGCGGCGGGCGGCAGATCCACCTTGTCGCAGTAGAAAAACCGCGTCGGTTGCGTCGGGAACTTGGACTGGAAATATTGGCCAATCCGCAGCGCGAAGCGTTGCGCCCAGGGCGGCGCATTCGGCTCGACCAGGGAGACGTCAGGCGCCTTGGCGTAGATCACCATGAGGGGACCACCCGATCCGTCGACAGCCGACGATTGGATTGGCTCCGCAGGCGGGAATAGGCTTCCTCCTCCTGATTGTTGGCGTTGATGACCCGCGTGTCCTGCAGGGTCGACGAGAGGAAATCGCGGTAGAGCTTTTTCTTGGCCTTTGCCGTGACGAGATCCGCACCCTCGTTCGTCCAGTTGTTCGAGGACGTGTTGACCGTGTAATCGAGCGGCGGTTGAACCTGCGTCACCAGTTCCATCAGCAGCGAATACGTCTGGTTTGGCGTCGGCCAGAGCAGGATCGAATTGCCAAGCGGCGCCCAGTCCGTCGGCTGGCCGCTCTGAGGCGTCGAATAGGCCGCTTCGATCCAGTCGACCGATCGCATGGTCATGCGGTAGCGGACGCCGCCGACTTGGATCCGGATCTCGTCTATCCGCCTGGCGATCGTCGGATACGGGACGGTTTGCTGCCCGATCACACACGGGACCGTCGTCACGCTCTCGTTAAACCACCAGCGTTCGTATTCGAGATCGTCGATTGAACTGGCGATCACCTGATTGAGCCCAGCCGCGAGATCATCGGCCAAATCGTCGCGCACGGTTTCAGAGATGATCCGGGCTTTCAGGTCTCCCAGGTTCGCCATGCGTCACCGCCCCCGGCCCAGCACAGGCCCGGAGCCGGGCGGACGTTCAGGCGTTGGCGCTTGACCGCCACCAGCCAACAGCCGCCGCAGCAGATCCAGATCTAAGCCGCCTAGCAGGCCCCCTTGTGAGGGGTTCATTTCACTTGCGCGCATCGGCCCGGATCCGAGCGGACGCGGCGGCATTTCCCCCGGCGCCAGGGGACCAGATCCCATTGGACGCGTTTGTGTCAGACCGGCCAGCAGACCCGCATATGGATCATTATTCGGGTAAGCCATCCACGCACCCGCCCCCTATCCAGGGCCGGGCAGGTAATCCAGCCAGACCGTCGCCACGCCCGTTGTCGGGGCGCCGCCGGTCGCGGCGATCGAGCCGTAGATCGGCGTGTCGACCGCCAGCGGACCCATGGCCGCGAGCGGAACGACCGTGTCTGTCCTGGCCAGGGTCTTGAGGTCGATCGCGCTGAGAAGTTGCGCGCCGCCCGCCGTCGTCCCCACGGAAATGGTGTTGGTTGTCGAGTTCCAGACTTGGGAAACGCACAGGTGGCACGTCCCCATGATCGCGCCTGCAGGCAGAACCCCGATCACCCCCGCAACTTGGCCAAAGCCGAACTGCATCGAGATCTCGTGGATGACTTGAAGCTGAGTTTTACGGCCACCGGTTGCCATTGAGGTCCGCTCCTAAGACGTGAAGCTGACGCCGACAATAACGCCGAAGTCCGCCGCGTTAAAACGAAGCTTTTTAAGACCGTGGATAAGACCAGCTTCAACGCCAAGCTGATTCCCGTAGTCAAAGAGCTCCTCGTTCCAGTCGAAATTCTTGAATGACTGTCCCTGGCCGAAGCCAATAGCTGCAGCTTGTGCACCTAGAAGTACACAACGGCGCGTCGTGACTACTGGCAAACCAGTTGTACTGTTCACTCCATTAGGGAGACGCGTGCTTTCGTGTAGAACAGCACCATTATACATGCCGAGGGCGCCGGTCATGATAGGATTGCGCGCGCTACCGTCGCCGGTAATTGCGGCCTTTTCTATGTCCAACCATTGCCCGGCGTTAATGTTCGTCCGCAGTTGTGTAACTGCTTTAGTATGCAGCACGACAACATAGCGATCTTCCCCGTCGACCTTTACCGGGCGGATCACCGGGCCCGTGCCCGTCGTCGATCCCAGCTTGGCGCCCTCGACCATCTTGTCGATCATTGCCAAGGTCATTTCGTCGCCCGCAATGACCAGTTCGTCCGTCGCCTTGTTGTTCATGCGCGTGACGTGCGAGGCGTCAGGACCAATCACCGCGTTCATGCCAGTATAACGGACGTCCGTCGTTGGCGTGTACCCAGCAACCTGATTGAAGAAAGCCTGATCTATTCGGCCCGCCCACCAATCCTTGAGTCCAAGCATGGCCTCATCACGAATCTTCCAGGGAATCCGCTGTTCCGTCATCTTGCCGCCAGAGCGAACACCATGCCGCAACTGATCGACGATCAAGTTATCGGTGTATGTCGTCAGCGGTTCCTCATTGCCTTCTAGGGAGGCGTCTCCGGCGACCCCGTCGCCATTGAGTTGCATGCGGAGCGTGACTGTGACGCGATCGCCGCTGTCTTTCCCAGTCTCACCGAACACCTGCAGGATATCGTCGGAGCTATCTCCGATGAACTTTTGCACCCACGTCGCCTTGAGGGCTTCGCGCGCCAACTGCGACCGCCAGAGCTTTACCGCTTCAGGGGAGTTGACTGAGTAGTTAGTGGTGGCCATAGCGCCGCCTCGTCGGGTGAAGGTTTCAGCTTCACCGCCCTGACGTGGCGGCCACCGGCTTAGGGGTTTTCCGTCTCCCTCAGACGAACCGCCGTTTCACGCGGGCGAGGCGACCGACGCGCGAACGCGTCTTAGCGGCGCGGCAAGAACGCGCTCGCATCTTTCGTCAAGGGAAGAAAAGCGAAGCCCGCACCAGCCGGGGGGTGGCTTTGGGATGGTGCGGGCCGGTCGCTAGGAGCCCCCGGCCAGGGACTGGACATAGGACCAGGGGCCGACGTGAACCTATCAACTGGCAGTCTGCACGCCTACCCGCTCACGGGAATTTTAACGTTTCGGTGCAGCTTGCAATTCTCAGGTTTCCGGATCTAGGGTTTTCACGCTCGGAGGGAGGGAACCGGGCAAAAGGGCGCCCGCTTTCGCCTCCTCGGCAGCCCGGCGGGCGCCCACCTTATGTCGGATAATCAGATTCAATCCGTCGTCACGACGATATCTTATTGCGCCCGACACACCCGATGCAGGATCACCGTCGACGATTGCTGGCCGTCCTGGCGCTTGACCTCCGCCGTCCGCTCCGACGTGCAGCCCGGACGCTCCACCGAAACCAGCACCGCACAGCCGCCGATCGCCAACAACACGGCCAGCAGCGGTTTAGCGATGCGACCGATCACGCCCCATCTCGCGATCGCGCAGCTTCGCCCACGCCTTGTCCCGCGCCGCGCCGTCCAGCTTGGCGACGTCGCCCCAGGACAACGAGCCGTTGCCGCGTTGCGCCCCCGCCGCCCCGCGACCCGCCTCCGATGCGGCCTGCAGCTTGTCGAGTTTGCCGTTCGCCTGGCGGGCGCCTGCCTTGAACCCGCGCTTTTGCGCCAGCGCGTAAACCCGCTCCGCCGGATCCTGGCCGCTCTCGATCGCGAACCGCACAACCCCGAACAGATCATCCGCCAGCTTGCGGTCTAGGTAGCGCCCGGAATAGCCCGCCTCTTTCAGTTCCGTCGTACGATCATTCCGATAATGCGCCGCCGCTTCCATGTAGTCCGGATGATCTGACGCAAAGTCTTCCTCGCTTTCCTCCATCACTGATTTCAGCGCCTCGATCTGGCGCGTCACCGCCTGCACTTGGCCGCTTTGCGCCTGTTCCGACATCTGGCGGGCGCGCATCAGCTTCAGCGCCGCCTTAACCCGCATAATGTCGCCTATCGGGTCTTCCTCATCGTCCGACAGCGAACCGATCAGTTCCATGAACTGATCCTCACCGCCGCCGGAATGCTCCAGGCGCTCCATACGCGCCTCGAGATCCGACGCCCGGCGCTCCGCCGCCCGTCGACGGGATTTTTCGCGCGCGGCTTGGCCGGCCGCGTTGTGCGCGCGCTTTTCCCAGTCTTCCGCCTTCTTTCGCGGCTCGGGCTCCTCGCCGTCGCCTTCCTCGTCCTCGCCTTCCGGCTCGGTCTCTGGCGTTTGATCCTCGACTTCGGATTCCGCGCCGTCGTCGACGCCTGTGTCAGCGTCTGGCCGTTCGCTCATCGTTTCGGCTCCTTATCCGGGTAAAACCGCCCGCGTTCCGGAGGCGCTGGCTTGGTTTCCGCCGCCGGAGGCTCCGCGATCGGCTGTTCCACCTCGACCGGCAGCGGGGTTTCTGGCCCGATCACCACCAGCGCGCCCATGGCCAGCCCGAAGACCGCCTCGACCGGCTTGGACCGCGCATCCGCATCCCCGCGAACCATCGTCACCACTTCGCCGCCGCTATCGCCCGTCACTCCGACCCGGACCTGAACCGGCCCGTTGACCGTCACCGTGATCGTCGTCGTCATGGTCCGCACTCCCTTGCGATAGGCGGCCCGCGCCGCCTCGTACTGTTGATTCAGTTGTTTCGCCCGCCGCTTGCCGATCCAGGGGATTAGCGGCATCGGCGGCAGATCGAGGCTCGGCTTCAAGGCTATCTCCCAGCGTTTGCAGCGCCCGCGCCACGTCGCGCATCCGTTCCTCGAGTTGCGCCTGATCCGCCGCAACCGCCCTGGCCTGATCCCCATCAGGCGCCGCCTTTTCCAGTTGCCGCGTCGCAACCCGATGCAGCCCGTTCAGCGCGGCCAGTTGATGTTCCAGACAGTCGACAGCTTCACCCACCCGGCGGCCCTCCCGGCGGCATTCCTGGCGGCGCCTCGCCTTCCATCTGTTCCGCTCCCGGCGGCTCCGGCGCTTCGCCCTGTTCCTGATCGCCCCCAGGCGGACCCCCTGACAGACTGGCGGGAGCAGGGGGACCGCCGCCGCCTGGCGGGGTTCCGCCAGGAGACGCGGCGCCGCCGGGCTGGGGCTGTTTGGACGGCGCCTCTGTGGAATTCATGAATTCGATACCGAGACCGATATGCGCGGTGTGCGCGTCGGTAATGTCCTTGAAGGCTTTCGCCTTCTTGGCCTGTGCGGACGCCAGCTTTTCGCCGGTATCCGCCTGCTTGTTCTCCAGTTCCGCTTGATCCGCCGTCTGTTGCGTCGGGTTGGGCGCTTGCGCCTGCGCCACCTGTTGCCGCACCGATGCGCCCAGCTTTTCGGCCACCGCCGCAGGCAGATCCAAGAACTGGAACATGTCCGCGATCACTTCCGGGCCGATCAGCTTGGCCTCGACGAGTTGCGGCAGCAGCGGGCCGAGGATGGCCGCGACCTTGGCTTTCACGTTGGGGGATGCGGGCGCCTCGTCGACGATAATGTCGAATTCTTCCGCCTGCAGCGCCATGGCGATCGGGACGTATTTCTTTTCCCCCTCCGAGACGATGCGGACGAGGAAATCTTCCGGCAGGTACAGCCGCATCATGGTCAGCAGCAACCGACCTTGCTCGCGCTGATAGCGCCGCTTGGCGTCGAAAAATGAGCTCAAAATCCCGTAAGCGGCTTGCTTGCGCTGTTGCTCGAGGACGCCCGCTTGCTCGCGCCCGACCAGCCCCAAGATCTCCTCATTGACGCCCGTGCACGCCTTGACCATGTCGCGGGCGAATTCCATGAGCTGGAACAACGCGGGCTGAACCGGCGGCGGCGACTTTGGCATCATCTTTGGCCCGTGCGCGCCGCTCAGAGATCCCGGCTTCACCCAGGTCATTTTGTCGGTCGCCGCCCAGGTCCGCTCGAACTGCTTGACGTCGACCACCGCGTCTTCCTCGAGCATCATGCCGCCGTTCGCGTTCGAGCGGACGATGTGCAGCACCTCAGAATAAAGTTTGTTGACGAACTTGCCGGGCTCGACCATCGGCTTGACGAGGCCGTAATACGTCCCGGCGTTGCGATCGCGTTTGCCGGTAATCGCCTTGTAGCGGAAGCTGTTCTCGCGCAGCACTTCCTTGAAAAGCACCTCATTATCGCCAACGAACGCCCGGTAATACACCTTGCGCGTCGACTGAACGCTTCGCAGTCCGGGTTGTGTGGCCTTCGCCTGGCCGAACTCGGCGGGGCTCATCGGGGTTAGCTTGGTGACGCCCGGCTGTTGCGGATGCGGTTGCGGAACGACGTGCACCGCCTCGCGCTCCCACCATTGCCACTCGCAGACGACGATATCCGGATCGTCCTGGCCAAGCATTCCGTGCGTGTACCGCTGGCGCGGGTTGACCACCGTCAGCCGCTTGCCAGTCCCGATCCCGCCGTCGACGCCCTCGAGATCCGGACGATTGATCTCGTCCTTGAAATTCTCGAATTCGTCCTGCGACATCGGGATCTCGCGTTTCACGTAACGCGCATCCTCGAAACAGCGTTTGCGGCTCGAGGCGTCCGCCTTCATCTGCAGCGGATCGACCCGCTCCTTGATGATCGACGTCTTTTCCGCCTCGACCTCGACGCGGGTTTCCGTCCAGCCCAAGCCGCACACGAGGCAGTCCCAGAAACTTTCGGTGTCTTCCTGATCGCCGGAACACTGATCGTTCACGTACTCCGCGCCCTGCGTCAGCACGTCGCCAACCGCCGTATCCGGCAGATCCGGCGTGCGCGGGTAGTACTGAACCTGTTGCCGGTCCTTGATCTCGGCGCCGTTGACCGCGTCGACGACCGGGGCAATCAGGTTGAACGTCACCGGGATTTTCTGGTTTTCCTCCATTTGGGCGACCTCATCGACCGTCCATTGCTTCCCGGCGACGAAGTCATACCAAGCCTTGGCGTCCTCGACCCAAGCCGACCAGTGCTGTTGCAGATCGACGTCCCAGCGATCGAACATTTCCAGCAGTTCGTCGTCGGACGGCCCGGCGGTTTCGGCTGGCGTCTTGTTGGCGTCGAACTGTGGCCCGGTCGGACCTTGCGGGCCCGGATAAGCGTCCGTCATGCGACCGCCTCGTACGCCTCGATGAATCGCTCGACCCCGGCCCGCTCGATCGGGATCCGCGCGAAATACGCCGCCGGTTGATTGGTCAGCCCGAACCCGATGACGATCGCGGATCCATCCTCAACCGCCGACACCTTGATCACCGGATACCCGCGCGACAGCAGGACGTCCGCGATCTCGACCCCGCGCTGATAGGCTTGCTGGGTCGGCGTCATCCTGGCCCTGGCCTCCGGGCTCATCGGATCTCCTCCCGATCGCCCTGCCCGCGTACGCACGCGTGCGTCCGGTCAAAGCCATTGCGATTGGCCATGGCCCACAACCGGCGGGCGTCCGTCACCGTCTGTTGGATCCGCTGCAGATCCAGCCCGGCCAGATCGAAAACCAGCGGCAGCGGCAAACCGTTCGGCGCCGCAAAGGTCAACTGGATCCGCTCCGCGTCGATCCCATCGAAGCCGATCACCGGAACCCCGGCCCGGCCCATCGCCCGTGCGAAGGTCAACGCTTGCGCGCGCGTCACCGGATCCGTCACCTTTCCCCCCACACGCCCGGTCCAGGTGCAACTTGCCGCTCGCGTACGTGCGCGAGGGCGCGGCGGCTGTGTGGTCCTCCGGCTGAAGGGCCCCCGGCCCCCCGGTATGCCTCGAGGGGAGGGGTACCCCGGTTCGCCGAACGACGTGAGGCGAACGACGTTGGGCGAACGCGGATCTCTGGATTCGTGAATGAATACAATGGGATGCGTCCAGCCTCAAGCCTAGCGATAGGCCAGGGGGACAGGACATGCCAGGGGGAGCATGGGGTTTCCAAGCCTCGAGGGAGAACGCTGGCCATGGCGAGGCGCGTTGAACGCGCTCGCACTAGGCGTCAAGCCATTGGGGGAAACGTTGGGGGAAAGCTGGCCGATCGACCCGGTTCCCCTCGAGACTTCCCTTTCCGGGCGCGAAAGGGTGCAACCCATAACGCTGTTCTCCGACCCGATCCGACGGCGGCCAGGCGGCGACCGAAGGCAATTTGCACCGCTACCAGCCGGAGCGGGCGCGCAGGTAAGACCGCCGCTCTAATGCATGCCTCGCAGTGGCCTAGAGCGCACCTAGCGACGTCATAGAGCGCGCGTGACGCACGTAAGCCTAGCCGCACCAGGGAACGTCGGCCGGCCTCTAAGGCGCTGCAGAACTATTTTCAAGAAAACGCATTTTCCCCCTTGTGGCATACGTCAGCCTGACGTATCTAGATGAGCAACGGCGCTGCACCGGCGCCCAACGCTAGGATCTGAAATGCCCAACGCCACCGACTACACCGCCAAAGAAAAGGCCGCGATCAACACCGCTTACAGCGCGATCACCTACGAGACCGAATGCACCAACTGGAGCGACGCTCCGCTATGGCGTGACGCGCTGAAGCTGGAGCGCCCGCAGCGCAACACCGTGACTGACGCCAAGGCGCTTCTGGTCTCGAGCTTCGCCGCAGGCATGAACCACGCCGTCAGCGCCGGGGATCTTTATGGCATGGCGCGCGGCTGCACCTTCGCCACCATCCTAGGCGCTGGCATGGTCCGCCGCTTTGACCTCGCCAAGCTGGACGCCATGAACGCGTTGTTCACCGCTTGCGCCGCCGCTTACGAAGCCCAGACGCGGCGCTACCTCGACAGCCTCCGCCGCCAGGACGCCTAAGCCATGGGCGCCGAGATCCAACACGCCGTCCGCCTGATCGAACTCGCAACGATCATCGCCCCCAGCCTCGCCCTATTCGTCACCCTCGCCAAAATCGCCCTGAAAGGCTTCTGAACATGTCCGTCAGCATCCACGGCCTGCAATACGGAATTGACGTCACCAACGAGCAATTCGGATCCGCAACCACGATCGCCCACCTTGCCATAAACAGCTTTGACGCGGGCTGGGACAGCGAAACCCTCGACATCTACACCGCCGCCCGCATCGTCGACCGCGACTGGTACTGGGAACTGCAGGACTTTGAATACGAGTACCTGTCCTACTACACCGCGACCTTTAAGGACGGCTCCCGCCTCACCGTTTGCGCTTGGGCCGACGATCCTGCCGACCGCCGCCAAGCGGCCTAGACGCAGGTTGCACCTCACGTCAGACTGACGTACGCCATAGCGGAGAACCCGCCCACGCCCGGAGCCCTCACAGGTGGCCGGGCTAAGGCGTTGCGGACTTACCCGCTCGCTAGGAACCCGACACCATGGCACTCCCGACCGCCTCCACCCCGATCGCCAAGAGCCTGCACACCATCACCGTTCTGCAGCAGGTGGCGACCTTCATTTGGCGCAGCCGCAACGACATGGACGAGGCGGGCGCCCTCGAGCAAGCCATGACCATTCTTGGCTTGGCAGGACGTCCCGACCCCTACGGCCTGCAGGCGCGCGCCCTGGCCGTCATGACCCCGAAA